ATACTAGAACTATATTCGAAATTCCTGAGATGCTTAAGTTCTTGTCTGCATCCACCAAACCAGATTCAGAGTTGTTTATTAAAAGAACTTAACCGCAGCGACAGCAAGGTTATGACTGGATAATGGGAGTTAAGATAAATAGATAAATAACTAGATTGAATATTTTATTTTTATTTAATTATGGCGAAGCCGGCAAGAAGATTATTTAGAAGAAAAAGAAGAACTACTAAGAGCAGAATGTATAAATCTGTTAGTACACAGATTGTTACTCAAAGAGTTGAAGGTTATTCTATGGTTCAACTTGCTAACGTTGGATCTAGAAGAATAACTGCTTTTTTTAATACGTTTACTCCGACTGGAGCTGAATTTTTCAACGTTAGAGATATTTTATCTGCTTCACAGTCTTTTATAAAATATGCTACATTATTTAAAAGATTTAAAATAGATTATGTTCAGGTATCGGGTTATTGTGATCATACTCATGCTACTTTGAACGGTTATACATTTGATTATGCTCTTAATTTTTTCCCTCAATATTATGGAAATACTGGTGATACTTTAGTGTCTGAGATAAGATCTTCTGATCAAACTTTAGTTGTACCTAATCTTAGACTTAAGTATTCTAAAAAATGGGCACCAGTGGTAGATGGTCCTAATGGTACTGGTTATGGACAATGGATGCCATTAAATGGTGAGACAGCTAATTCTATTATTGGACAAGTTTCTGTTGCTTCTCTTCTTCCACCGTTATCTTCTACAACAACACATGCTCTTGGTATGGTTACAGTATATGTTGGTGTATCTTTTGCTGATAAGAATTTTTAGGTTGGGCTTGACCGCAGCGACAGCAAGGTCATGATTGGATATGTGGGATTAGATAATTAATGCTTAAATATCCACCATTTTTTTATATATTATAAATAAATAATTTTGACCCGCCGTTACCCCGGTTTATATATATAAACCGGGGTGACCCGTGCCTTAGTATTATAGGCACGGCGGGACGCGGGTCAAAAACGTATAATATATATTAAAAACGGTAAAGTATTAAAAACGGTTCTTGAACCGTTTTTAATTATTTATAACTAAAAATATCCTAGTTATTTATATATTAATGGCTGCGATTGCAAGGAATTGGCTGCTTACTTTAAATCAGAAGGAAGGCGAAAGCCTTCCTGATGCCGAAGAATGGCTTCAAAATTTATATACGTCGACGAAGGCGACGTATGTCGTTGGCCAGCTGGAAGCTGGCAACGATACTGAAAGACCTCATATACAGGCATATGGAAATTGGTCTAATAAAATAAGGTTTGGTGCGCTTAAGCGATACGCACCAACTGTCAATCTTCGCGAAGTGAAGATTGACAACGGAGTTCGCGATTACTGCATGAAAGAAGATACTCGTGTGGCAGGACCATGGGAGTTTGGAAAACGACCTATGATGCGCAACTCTAAGACTGATTGGGCTCTTGTTAAACAGGCTGCTAAGTCAGGTGAATTTGATAAAGTTCCTGACAGTGTTTATGTTAAACATTATTCTACTTTACAGAGAATATATAAAGATAACTGTAAAGTTTTACCATCTTCAGCTCTTCGTGGAATTTACATATATGGAAAGTCCGAAGTTGGCAAGAGTACTCTTGCCAGAGATTTATTTCCTGGCGAACCTGTGTACAATAAGCTTCATAATAAATGGTTCGACGGTTATCAAAATGAATCTGTTATTATTTGGGATGATTTAGGATTAAGTCATCCTTTATATTTTTCAGATTATTTTAAAGTCTGGACTGATAGACATGGTGTTCGTGGTGAGACTAAAGGTGGAGTAATACCTTTGAACCATAAATATTTTATTTTTACGTCTCAATATTCACTTGAAGAAATGTTTACAGATCCTAAGACTTATGAAGCGATGTCAAGAAGATGTTTCGTTTACGAAATGGTGTATTATAAAGAAGTTAATACTAGAACTATATTCGAAATTCCTGAGATGCTTAAGTTCTTGTCTGCATCCACCAAACCAGATTCAGAGTTGTTTATTAAAAGAACTTAACCGCAGCG